TTCCCGCAGTTCGTATTCTGTCTGCGTTCCCGTATTCTTGATGACCCCTGTGCGTCTCACGCCAAACAGGCTCTTGCTGTCGGCGCCCGGGTCTGTCGCGAAGTCCGCAGTCGAGACTGTTATCTGCTCATCGTTGATTCTCGGGCCGTACAGGTGGTACTCGTTGCGCATGGTCGTGTAGTCGTACTCGCCTTCAATCCAGCCAATCACATCGTTGTCAGTCAAGGCAGTAGGGCTGGCATCGTTGAACGTGGATTTCCACGTTAAATCAGTCGTTCCTAATGGCAGCCAGAAGACCGCCCTATCGATCCGCGCCACGTCTTGAAGAATCTCCAGCGGCGTCCTTTCCTCGTACCGTCGGACGGTGTAGCCACTTGTGGTCTCCACGTTCGACGCTGTGAGACTCACTAGCGGGTCGTAGTTCGTCACAAGACCGCTCACGTGCTGGTAGATCTTCTTCACGACGGCATAGGGCATTCCAGTCCAACAACCGCGACCGCTCAACGTGAAGTCGGTCTCAATTCCCAGCGCATACGTCAACGTGTCTGAGATCGTGAAGGCCTCGTCCTCTTGGGTCGTCTCGCATTCTGTCGTGAGGACACAGTAGTAGACACGGAGCTCGGTGTCACTCGCATTCTGGTCGACCACGACTGCGACTTTCGCAATGCCGTTGCTGTCCACGACATCATCCACAATGTCGCTTGGGATTGTGAGGCTGAGATAGTGGCGTGTAGAGAGCGTGCTCTCGCCGGAGATCTTAGCCAACTCGACCCACGCGCTGGCGTTGTAGTCGTAAATCCGAATCGCTGCGGTTGCCCCCGTGTTTCGCAGCGCGAGCCGAATCTTCAGCACCATATCGTTCGTGCTACTGTGGTAGTCTGTCCCGCTGGCATTTATCCAGTTGTAGAGATAGTAATACACGGTCCAGTCGAGACCATCGTCAGCCGTGCGGTGGTAACTAGAATCGTCGTCCCACAACACCTCTACGCCTGTTCCGCCGCTGAAGGAATCCGTCGTGATGCTTGTCGATAGCGTCTTCTTGTAAGGGCCCACCCTGCTGCTTACCGTCCCCGACATTCCCGCGAGAAAGACGAGTTTGTAGTTGTTCCACTGGTCCGCTGTGTGCGAGTCATCCGCTGTCATCAGCCAGTAGGCGGGACTACTTCCCGTCGCGTAGCACGGCCTTGCTGTTGTATTCTCCGTGCCGGGCCGAACGGGCATTACCGTACCCGCTCGCGAGCCTGTGCCGAGTTCCTCGCGAAAGTCGTACGTGATGTGGCGTTCTGCGAGTTGACTCAACCAGTCTTGGCAGTACAACTGCAACATCGCCGATTGCCTATCGTGTGTTGCACGCATTATCCGGCCATCAAAGATGACTGTAGCAGCCGGATTTTCTATTTTCAGTCGTCCCGGTCCTATGTACACGTCGCCCGAGTCAACATTGTACTTCCGCATCAGGCTGCCGTTGGGATCGGCCAACGTCACGAAGGCCTCCGCCGGGCGATTCATGCGGGCTCGGATGCGATAGCCTATCCAATTAGTTTCAGTGTTCTCTGTGTTGTAGGAACTGCTGCTGTTGTTCCAAGATGTGACCTTCACACTCATTCTCTGTCCCACCACCCGCGCTTCTCACCAAATTTGACGATGATTGCCCACACGATGAGAAACACGGCCATGAACGTTATCGCCTCGCCCATCTGCTCACCTCTATGCTGTGTGTTCCACGAACTTGAGCCTCACGAGCCACTTGTCCGGCCCCACCATCTGGCCCGAGAACGCTGTCGCGATTACCGTTACGTTAGTCCACGTCGTCGAGCCGTCTAGCCGAACGTAAGCAAGCCTTGGATATCCGCTAGTGTAGTCTGGCGCACTGGAGGGCCGTAATTGGCCCTCTAGCGTGGTGAAGTCGCTTGTACTGATGACCGCTGAGAATTCGAACACGCGGGTCACACGGTTTGCATCGACTGGTAGCACGTCACGGTTGTCACGGAGGACTACGCCCTTAGCCTCGTATTGATGGGAAATGCGTAGGTCGTTCGTGTAGAAGTCAATCGTTCCCGACGTGCTACTATGTTCGTACACGACTTGAGCGTCCGTCATTACCTAAATCCCTCCAGTGCCTCGACGAAGGCCGTTGTGCTCTCAAGCGCAGCGATGGCCTTGTCCGCTTGCGATTGAGCGTCCTCGACCCCTTGTGCCACTCTGACCGCAGCACCGATTGAAATTCCCAACGCTGCGGCTGCAGCACCCATGCCGAACGCTGCGGTGGCGCCACCCGTTCCCGCTGCGATGGCCGTCTGTAATGCCATCCACGCCGTTGCAACAGCCACTATGTTCTCTACAACGAGCAGAATGCTGTTGCCAAGAGCGCCCAACGAGATACCGAACAGGTTCAGAAATGACCGGAACATGCTCATTATGCTGCGAGTGAGCCTCACGCTCGCTCGGGCGGTCTTGTACATCTCCTTTCTTGTCTCGGCCACCTTGCGGGTGACCTGATCGTTCAGTTCCTCGACCTCTTTCAGCGTCGCCCTCGCATCCGTGTCATCAATCTCGATGTTGATGACGAGATTCTGCTCACTCACCATAATGACCCCCTGCAATCTGGTCGCTCACGGTGAACGTGAGACTCCTTGGCTCCAGAACAACCTTCTCTAGCAAGGCCTCGCCCACCGGTGGCGTCAGCGTCTCGTGTTCCACTACTAAGCAGTCGCTCGCGACCAACTGAATGTAGTCGTCGGTGCTGCGGGTCCACTTGAGCAATAGGTCCTTCGTGTTCGAGGTCGAGATGAGTTCATCCCACACATCGTCATTCTCTGGGTGATACGTGAACTCGATTGTGTACTGCCGTCTTGGCGCCTCGAAATAGCCCCTCGGGATGTGGCTCTTGTCCACGCCCGAGTCCCAATAGTGGGCAAGAAGTGGCTGCAAGCCGGGCGAGATGTTAACTCGCACGTGCGTCAGCCCGTCCAGCGCGAGGTTCGCCCCGCCATAGTCCCATGTTCTCGTGAGTTGCGAGAACAGGTACGGGTCGGTATTGGCTGTGGGCGGAAGGTTCGGGTCGTTTGTGAGCGTGAATCCCGGGTCCACCGCGTCTTGTGCCACCCAGTCCAGATCAGCGCGCAGAAAGAATATCTCCTGCCCGCATTCGAGGGCCAGATTGGCACACATCACACCGCGATATTGTATCGCCCAGTCATCCCCACTACCGAACCGTTCGTGCTGGAGCGTGATACTGGGCAGGTCTCCGGCGCTGATTGTGTGCGTGTACGGCCCCGTTCCCGTCGTGCTACTGTTACCCATTACAAGCCAGATTGGGATTGCATTCTGCAAGGCAAGACCAAAGTAGCCAGTCCGCGCCTGAGCAATCTTCCACAACGCACCGGAATCGACCTCGTAGGCCCCCACGCCAGTCGCGCGATAGAGCGCCTGCCAAGTGGGGTTTGGCCACTTGCTCTGCTGCGACAGAATGCCCAGCAGGTAGGCCGTCGCGTTCGTGTCCGCGATGGCGGTGCTCCCGTAGGTCGATTCTACCGCATAGCCATGCTTGAAACTCGTGTAACTCATTGTGTCGCCTCAACTTCCTGATACATAAACGTGATGAGCGCCTTGTTGCCCTCGCTCACCACGTACTCCCTCACTTTGGTGTCGTTCACGTAGATGGCGACCTTCTCGCCAGCCGCGAACTCCGCATTCAACTGATGCTGCTGGTTTGTCATTCTGACCATTTTTTCACCTCCTTACGCGTAGTAGCACAGCAACGAGACGTCGCTGATGTTCAGATCCTCCTTCACAGCGATCACAAGTTCCAACCGTACGGCAACAGACCTGTAGGCACTGGCGTTCACCGCTGTGAATGTGTCCGTTTTCTCTTGCACGTAGTTCAGGTCGTCCGTGAACTCCACGCCGTAGATGCTGTTGTAGTCAACAAAGTAGACCTTCCGCGACGTGATGTAACTGTTCGCATCGGCATCGAACACGCCAATCCGCAGACCCTTCACATAGAGCGATAGGCTCCCGCGTGTTGTCGGCCAAGGAAGCCGGAAGAAGGCGTATCCGGTCCCAGTTCCATTAGGCTGATAGATGCTGCTGACCTCTTCTAGGGCGTCTATCATCTGTGTCGTCTCGTAGATGCAGGGCACCCACACGGCATTACTCTCTCCGATTGCTGCGAACGCCTCGTGATCGTACGCCCAGTTTGAGGAGATTGGTGCGGTCGTGGCGCCATCGACGGGCGTATCATCTACATCTTCGGTCCCTAGCACTGTACCCGTGACACCGTGCACACCGCTGGCCTGTGCTGCGTGCGTGGCAATATCGTTGCTCACCTTATTGTCGACGTAGGCCTTGATGCTCTGCTGCGTGGCCAGAGCCTCGGCTGAGTTGCTTGCCATGTCGTCCTCATCGAGAATGCCCTTCACGGTTGCGGTCCCCGGGCCCGAGATACCGGTCAGGTCCAGTCGCGCGGTCTGCAGTAGCACGCCGTCGGTGTCAGTGTCGCTCTGTAGGATCACGTACGCGGAGCCAGTCGAGGGATTTATCTTCGTCCGCAGGGCGTTCGTGATTGTCAAGGTCTCGGGCGTCGCGGTCTGGTTTGCCACGGTGATGTACTTCAGAGCGAACTCGTCATCATCGGCCGTGACCTTCCCGCGCAAAGATGTGTCACCTTCCACAGTGAGGTCACCAGAGATAGTGACATCATTCTGCGTGGCTGCTCCGGGCGCGGTGGCACTATCCGCGACCAACTCACGCAGTTCGACGACCATATCACCGCGCCAAACGCTCGTTCTCTTGTCCGTCGGCTGCTTTGTCCGCCGAATGACCCTCACGTAGTCAATCCCGCTCAGGCCGAGATGCAGAATCCGCTCCACCTCGTCCATGATGTCGTCCAAGCGGTCCTCTTTGTTGCTGCTGTCCGCCGTGCTGCAACGAATCGTAATGCGGTGAATCCGGTTCACGTATTTGTCATTCAGCGCCTCAACTCTCGTCTCCAGACTGTAGTTCTGAATCTCGACAAACTCATCTCCGGCCGGTAACTCGGCCCTGTAGTCCTCTGTGTTCACGATGGTGGGCTTGGTACCCACTGCCCAATTGGTGTCAAGCGTATCTGCGATTGCATCCGCGATTGTGGTCATCTACACCACCACTACGTACTGCTCTCCCACATCTTAGCCGTCGTGAAACCATCATATGTGCTATCGATGCTGAGTCGGTCTATCTTTTCCTTGATGTCCTGTGTGAGTACCTCCGGTTCTGGTTGGCCACTCATGGGCCCGCCTGCCTGCATCCACACCATGCGGATGTACAAGCGCTCCACTACGTCCACCGCGACGGCCTTCACCTTGCTGTCGGTTGTGGACAGTGTGTCAGGGTGCGTGTAGGCGTTGAGAATCTCATCTGCCTGCTCGCACCAATCGGCCGTGTTGGTCGCGTCGGCGCCGGGCGGGTAGGTCCCGCCCCAGCGCTTCAGCACGTCCGCGGTCGTCGCCCGGGCCACGCCATCACCCCTACGCTTCCACTGGAGCAGTGACGTTCAGACCCTCGATTCGCGCCTGCAACTCAGCCATGCGCTTCTCTATCTCGGCTATCTCGTCCATCCGTATCTCGCGATTCTCGCCGAAGAGTTTGCGCAAGTCCAAATACAGGATTCTGAGGGTGTCTTTTACCTCTTCGACCTGCTTGGTCGGACGTCGGGCGTCGACGATGAATGCCCACATCATCAGCAGTCCCACGTAGATTATGATGATGAGCCTCGTAACTGGGATCTCATCGAGGGCACGAATGTCAAACCCGCTGACGAGAAACGACAGGAGCGTGAAGATCGCCATGTGCATCTTCAGGCGCTCCTGAAGGGTCTTCGTAATCGGTTTACTCACTACTACTACACTCCCTGTTGCCACTACGCGACAAGATCGACGTCCGGCTCGTAGACAATACTAGCACCATCCCGCACCACGAAGGTGCCTCTCCACTCCAAGTAGATGGAGTAGGAGTTGTTCTCGCGATGGAACTCCATTGGGCTTGCCTCGATGCCGTTGGTCACCTGGCCGATGAAGTAGTTGTCAGCACTTGGCTTCGTCATGATCCACACACCGTCGTCGTTGGCCGCCGCTGGCAGCGGATAGATCACATTGCCTGTATCAGTCCCGCCTGCTGCGTACACTGCCCTGTCGATGAAGCCCGCGTTGCGGACCATCTCCTCCGCGCTCGTGTCGACCGCTGCGTTGTGCTTCGACTTGAAGCCGGGCAGTAGGTCGTACGACATTATGATGGTGTACGGTGGAGCGTAGTTGTTCGCGATGAGGTCCTTCACGCCCTCCTTGACGTGTTCTATCGGCTCCCCAGCGGTGTCCCAATAGTCGTCGTCCAAGCCTGCGTCGACATCTTCGCCCAAGTCGAACATGCCGTTTATCGCAACACGGTGACGGGCTGCGCTACCTTGGAAGACCAACTGTGCGATTGTGAGGTTCATCTGCCGCATGGCGACCCGAACGGAGTTTGCCACGACATCAATGCTTGCACGTGTGCTCATTGCCAGTTCGTGTTTATTGAAGTCCAGCCTGTAGCGCAGGCTGAGGATGTTCCGGGTGGTCTCCTCCATCGTGGTCGCGACGCCGACGGCGTACTCGCCCAAGACAGAGCCAGCCGGTCCCTCGAAGCGCTTCAGCTCGTAGTCGACGTGTGTCATCGCGTCCGGTATCTGCTGCACCGGCACCCAACTGAGGTCCACTGGAAGTTCGGCGTACATGCGCGGGTCGGTGAGGATTGCCTTCACCTGTTCGGATGATAGTCTGTATACTGTCATTTTCGCACCTCCATCAGATGAGTATCACCTTCACAGGTGTGTCCGTGCTTCCCTGATCTGCGACGTCCTCGTAGAGTCTGCCGACGTACCTGATCTGCATCTGTTTCAGGATGTCCAGCGCGGTCTGCATCGTCGCCGTGCTGTACGTGTCACCCGCCGGTGCCGTCACTGCTGGCCGGACCTCGACAAAACCATCGTCGTCCGCCCCAGTGCTGTATACTGGCGTTCCCGCGACCTGCGCACCCTCGTCGTCGTCGATATACACCCACACGACGCAGGCGGACCCCACTCGCGCAACGCGAATCTCGTCATTGTCGCTGAAGTAGGTGTCCAGATCGTCGTCCGGATTCTCGATGCAGATGCCCAGGGTCATATCGTCGTCACCATCTGGGCGCCCGATGTCCGGGTAGGTGTGCCCGGTCGGCGTACAGACGTAGCCCGGCTTGAGCTCACTTGCACCGTCGACCCTGTAGGTCTGGATGCCCCAACTGAACGGGCCGGTCTCCACGAGAATCGAGCCCGTGTAGTTGGCCATCGTCCCCTCTGCCACTTTGTTCTCACTCTCCTATTCTTTGCTTGTGGCGCCGAAGATGATGTTGCCAGTCGCGACCTCCCCGTCCTCCCACTCGTACTTCGGCTTCTCAGCCGGTGGTTCGACAGGGCGCGGAATCACGGTCTCGGGCTCTATCGGCGCCTTGCTCTGGGCCTCTGCCTGTTCCGCCTTCTGCGACTGTGTCTCGTCCTCTGCCTTCTCGGCAGCAGGCCCCTTCATCTCGGCAAGCATCTCCTTTAGTGCCGTTATCTCCGCCCTCAGAGCGTCGAGCTCTGCGGTCGGGATGGTGGTCGTTGCTGGAGTCTCCTCTGCCTCGCTGGGCTTCTCGCCCTCGGCGGGCTGCTGTGCCTCGCCAAGTTGTGTCTGTTGTTCGTATCGCATGATTATGTTCGCCTCCTCCGCTTCTGCGCGGACAGGGACGTTCACCCCGCACTGCCCAAGAGGGCAGACAGGGTTCTCGCCGTCAAGGACGGCGACGTGAGTATAGAGAATGCCCTTCTGAACGCCATTCTCCACCTTCTCAAGCGTGAATCCGGCCGAGATCGGCACTGGCTCCTCGTTCACTATCTTCTCGCGGATGTATGGCGGTGTGTACTCCTCGTAGAACCAGAAGTCGCCGATGACAGCGTTCTCGCGGTCGCTCCATTTTTGTGAGACCGTACCCATGTAGCGGTCAGCGGTTGGGATGCCATTTGGTGGATGGCCTCGCGTGAGGACAATTATAGGCTGCCGTTCGGCTGCTGCCCTGAGTTCCTCAGCCGTCTTGACCTCCTCGTGGTCGCCGTAGCGATACTTCCCGGGTCTCGCAAGAATGCCCTTTCGTTTTATCGCCATCAGTCAGCCCCCTTCTTGGCCTTCTTTGTGGCCTTCTTAGCGTCTGCAAGCTCGAAGGCTGCCAGAAGGTCGTTCTTCAGACCGCGACTGTCGGCGTCTGCGAGATAGTCCTTCCAAGACAGGTCTATCTTGCTGAGATTCTTCTCGATGTCGGCCCTGAGATCACGAATCGCCTGCTTGTAGCGGAGCTCCTCGTTCGGCGTGATGTCCTTGCCGAGCCTGTCAGCCGTCAGACTCGTCAGCGTGTGTGCATAGAGAGGATTTCGCCCCTCGCGCAGAGCGTTCAGATACGAGAGTATCTTGGCCTCCATACGCCGGATCTTCTCAACGGTCCTTGCCTCGTTCACCATCTCATCTCTCACCTCCCTTTACAGCCGTTCCCGCCATCCCAGCGGTCAGTTCTCCGCCCTCACGGACCCGCCTGTGTTGCTTGCGCAACTCGACCTGTTCCCAGTAGGCCTTACGCTTCTGCTCCAACGAGAGAGCCTCCTGTGCTCTCTTTCTGCGCTCTCTGCGTTCTTGTTCGAGCCGGGTCGTCCACTTGATTCGCTCCTCGCGCGCGAACTTCCCACGTGGACACTGGCAACAGTCTTCCAGTCTGCGATGTGGCGGAGATTTCGGAATGGGATTGTCCCAGATGTCGCGGTGAAGCAGATACTTACCGCAGATGGGACATTTAGCGTCACGTTGGAGATAGGGTGGAATCTCCCCGCCTCTGCGCTCCTTGCGCACGACCCTCTTCTTACGTTCCTCCACCCGTTGCCAGAAATCGGTCTTGCTCATGCCTGTCGTCCCTCCGGGTTCCTAGTGCGTTCTGGTTCCTCCCCCGTGAGAATCCTGATGTCGCCCGGATTCAGCCCCATCTCCACTTGCATCTCAAGTTGGGCCGCCTGAGCGTTAAGCAGGCGAATCTGTGCCTGCTCCAACTCGTCAGTGGCATATCGCGTGTTCCAACTGATGACGTAGTTGTCGTCCGCATAACCCATTCGGCGCACGAGTTCTCTCACGTAGGGCTCCATCGATTGCTGAATCTGGTTGAGCGTTGCGTAGAGGGCCTTGTTGTTTATCTCGCTGCCCGTAATCGCCCCAGCGCTGATTCCAGTCAAGATGTCCTTGGGAATTCCAGAGCCTGCGGAGATCAGTCCTAAGTGCATGTCGACCGCCTCTGCAATATTCGTTGTCATCGCGCCACTCGGCCCGACGAACTCCACCGTGTCGACAATGTTCCCGTCAATCAGTGCCGCACGCATCAGCGAGATATCCTTGAGCATGTTCTCCAGCGCCGTCGCCGTCTCGTCGGTCAACCGGCCCTTTAGTCTCCACAGGAAGAGACCGATTCCGAACTTCTGATTCGCCCAACCCAACGCATGCTTCGCGCTGCGAATGTAGGTCAGGTCGGTCCAGATCGGGTAGAGGGCTGAGTAGCCAGCCCACGCCCTTCCTCGCGGTCTCGTGCAGAAGAAGATGAAGTCTTGAGCGGGTAGTTCCTCAAACTGACTTCGGTCTTGGGCATTGGGCCAGATTCGCACGTGCGTCGGATTGCCGTAGGCATCGGCCCCGACCCACTGCGCATCTTCGGGCGTGAAGACGTCCAGATTGGCCACCTGACCGCCATACTGCCAGTCCTCGCGGTACTTGTTCGGCCCGACGAGAAGCCAACTGTGACCATATATCCTCTCCGCGATGAGGGCCTGCGTGAGCCAGAACTTGGCATTTATCCGCCTCAGTTCCGCCTGAACGTCCTCCATTATCTCCTCGCCAGTGACCGGGTCGACGAACGTGAACCAATCATCGAACACGTTCTCGCTTATCTTCACGCACACGTAGTACGCTATCGGATCCTTGAACGCGACCTGTCTCAGGTCGGCGGGCTGCTCCCGCTCCCAGACGTTATTCGTCACCAGGTCGTCTGTGAACGTGAGAGGTTCTGTTCTATCGCCTGTGTACTCCCAGAGCCGTTTCACGCTCTCCATGCGCGTTGCGGGTGGCACCGCCTCCGCCCGTGTTCTGCCAGTCAATCGCGCCCAGAGACCCATCTAAGCACCTCCCATCAGCGTGAAGACGGTCAGTTCCTCCTCCACCACCTGCGCGATGAGGACCCTGATGGCTCGCAGGATGTCCCGTCGTGCCTCCTGTCCCGGATGATGGACTCGCATGGCCACGCCCTTGCTGCCACCCTCCGCTGTGTGGTCCCACACCATTGGCCACGTTCGACCCTTGGCGATCTGGTCCATCACGTGCGCGGGAGCGCCATAGAACACGTACCTCGCGTAGGCGTGCCCTCTCTCGTCCGTCACTCCCTCACCAATGCTTATCCGTACTCCCTGCGTGCTGAGCCACGCCTTGACACTGTTCGCCAGCCTGCCCTTGCTGTACCGACCCAGCATGTTCTGGATTAGCACTGGGAGCGCCTTTCTGAGCCTATTCCCAACTGCCCGAAGGAACGCGTTGTAGAACTCGGGCCAGTTCGCCCGTACCTGCTTGAACGTCTCTATCGGGACGGTGACAGTCACACTCATCTCTTACGGACTTCCTCAAGTTCTCTCGTCAGTTCCTGCAGCCTTGCGAGAAGGGCCGATATCTCTCCCTTCAACTCCTCCTTGCTCGGCTCGGACTTGGTCTCTGGTTCCGGTGGCTCGTAGGACACAGACTCGTCATCACCGTCAGCCTCAATCTCGTCCTGAATCGCAACCTCAACGGTCTGCTCCACGATCTCCTCTATCGCCTCCTTGACCTCGTCCTCCGGCTCGATGTCCTCCTCCTCGACCTCGGCCGACTCAACCGGAACCTCCGACTGTTGCACATCCTCTTCCTCACCTCCCGCAAAGTACGGCGCCTCTACAGGCCCGTCGTGCTCGACCTTCCCATCGCGCCACCAGTACCTCGTCCCTCCCTTCAGGAACTGATACTCGTTCGGCGAGCCCTTCACGTGGTAGATGGTCCCTTGGTTCCCGCATACCACACAGAGACCAAATCCCACCTTGTCCTCCTCGATCTCCCAGTCACTCTGGACACAGCGCTTGTGAACGTACATTATACCCATCTCCCATCCTCATCATCAGGTCCAGACCCTGTAAATTTTCTGCGTACTCTATAGTGAACCCGTCGAGTCCGTGGCAAGTTTGACGGGGGGCCGGTCCACGTGCTCATGCGCTCAAGGAACGGCAACGGATGTCTCTGTCTGTGCTTGTGATCCCAACGCTGAGCCTGATTGATGGCTCTCCTGATCCTTGCGTCAATGCTGTCAACGGTGAACTCAGGTCCCGACCTGGTCCGGACTATAGCGTCATGGCTGAGTGGTTGAGAAGCAGTAGGAATAGATGTGGACAGAGAGTGTACACGGAACGACATGATAGGTCTGTCCTGAGAGCCAGGGAACTAGGTTCTAGTGTGTATATACAGGTATATAGGTCTTTGGTGTACTATGGATTCCTAGTAGATTGCCTTGATTTCTTTGGCTCTTTTGAGTGTGAGTGTTTGGCGCGTAACAATGGCAAGCAGTACGATTGACTCGTCGTCTTCCAGTTCGTCTATTAGCACCTTTGGCAGAGTGACTCTGTAGCGGTCTGGCATGTGCTGAATCTTCAGGACGAACTCTCTTGCGTCTCTTGCGTGTTTGGGCATTCTCTCACCTTCTTGTTCTTCCTGCGAGGGAGAAGTTCTATGTTATGTGTGCGTTCGATTCGCAGTATCACATCGAGCAACTTCTTGTCCATTTGCATCACCTCTTTTGCCGGGTTAGAGCGCTGAACAGCACGAGACTGCTCAGCAACTCCCCGCGAGGATCACTCCTCGATTGCGGACGCAATCGCTGCTCTGAGTCTCTCTGCGAGAGAGGCAGCGTCCTTCAGTTCGCCCTCCTTCTCCGCGAGGGCGTCTGCCAGCTGCTTCACGAACGCAGGCAGTGCCCTCACGGCAGCAACGAGGACCCTGCGAGGCGCCTCGGACATGTAGTAGTAGTCCGAGACGTACGCCTTGTCGAAGCGTGTGCTCTCACGCCTGAGGTACAGACCGCTCTTGTTGTAGTAGAAACGCCACACGTCCTCATAGCCGAACTCGTTGTCCGGCTCGACGAGCAGGATCACGTCTGACGTGACCTTGATGCCTGCCGCTTTGAAAGAGTCGAGCAGTTCCTCGATAGCGATCATGTTCTCACGAAGCCCGTCCGAGTAACGCTGCACGTTCTCGGCCCTCTCCTGAACTCGCTTCAGGAGTCGAATCAGGTTCTTGTCTTCCGACATTCGTTCTTTCACCTGAGGCTTCCGCCTCAGTATATTATTGTACCCGAATGAATATAAGGTTTGTGGTTATTGTACCCGTGAATTGGTGTTAGCCCCACTGCTCCGCCATCGCCCGAGCAACACCCGGGTACGTTCTGCTGCGCTCCTTCCACCGGTCAGGGCTGGGCGGTAGCCTGTGCAATCGCTGCTCTCTGCCCTCAACAATGTTGGTTGGTCTTAGCGGTGGAAGATTTTTCAACCAAAGACACGTTGCCTTGGTCTCGCCGTGTCCGAACATCCAGGGCTGTATCACCTGGTCCTGTCTGCGGCCAATGATCTCTACCGCATATTTATGCATGATGGGATTCTCCACGCATATCCTGGGTATTGGCGCCTCGAGCAGCTGCCTGAAGAACAGTGCAGCCTCACGCATTTTCTCCCAGCGGCCAGGACGCCGATATAGCCAGGAGACCCCGCTGTTGCACAGATATGTACATGGCGGGTGGGCTATCATCAGGTCCCAGCCCTCGGCAAGAATCTCGCGCACGTCGCCCTGGATGTGTGGGCCTGGCGATTCCGTCGGGAGCAGGTCGCACGAGACCGCATCGTGCCCGCGGGCGAGAAACGCATCCCGCACGCGGCCTGAGAACTCGCATGCCACCAGGACCCTCATGGTATGTACATTCTCCTGGCAACTGTTTGATTGTTCGCCCAGCGGGTGATCTCCTCGTGCGCACCGTGGATGTAGGCAGGTGGTAGCCTCTTATTGGTGTGTTTGGCGATGATGTAGCGGTTCCACCTTCTGCGGTACCTGTCCGCTGCTGCTCTGCCGTATTTCCGCTCGATGTCGCGCCAATTTCTCTCGAACTCCTCAGCGTTCATTCTCTCGCCTCCTTCAGAACGTAACGCGCAATCTCGACAGCACACCTGTCGCAGACGAAGACAAAATTGTTCCAGTGACGGCGCTCATGTACGAAGATGATCATGCACGCCTCTCGGTCCTCGACTTCCTGTCCGCATCGCTGGCACTCCATCTTTTCTCAGCCTCCCTGTTCATTCGTAGCCAGATCGCGAGATTCTTCTTCGCTGCGAATCCGATAGCTTCTTCTTTCGTCTCGAAATACCGACGGGTCCGCACCGAGAATGAGTGTGGATTGGAGAAGACGAGCTCCTCCGCTACCCACGTTTGTCCCGAACGACTGCGCCTGTACCGCCACTCGACTCTGTAGATCATCTCTTCGGCCACCTCAATATTGGTCCTCATCGGGCGCTGGGCGCCAGTCGAGCTCGTCTTCAGTCCACGAGCGAAGACAGAACGGACAGTAATACGCGTGCGGGTCGTTCTCGTACTGCTCGCAAATTGTGTCACATTCGGGACAGTAGGGCAACATGTTCATTCCTCCTTGCCCGCGCCAGTTTCCTCGGTGGCTACATGACGGACAAGGAACGACAAGTGTCTGCCGATGACAAGCGTTCCGGTGACTCGCCACCTGTGAGGCTGGCACGAACGAATTCTAGTCGCCATGTTTCTTCACTCCTCCTTTGTCTCCGCATCTCGCTTGCGAATCTCCGTCAGAATTGCGTGTTTTAGCATGGCTATCGCATTCTCGACCGTCGCGACGTCAGTCAGCAGCACGGCAAGGTCGTACACGGTGTCCTCGTGGAGATATTGGCGCAAGTCCTCAAAGTAGGTACGTATCTTCTCTAAGTCTTGGTCTTCGCACATGTTTTTCACTCTCCCGCCTTCCACGCCACGAAATCGCGGACAGTTATGCCCATACTCTCGCTGCCTATTGCTTCGAGAATCGCGTCTATCTTCTTCTCGACTGTGGCAACGCGGTTCTGTAGGAACTCCAGCCCCTTCTTAAAGGCGTCGAGTTCCGCCTCCAGTTGCTCCGCCTTGCCCGCAGCGTCATTGATGCGCGAGAATGCCTCGTCGAACTCGCGCTTAACTCCAACTTGCAACTCCAAGAGTTTTTTCTGCCAGTCCTCCATTGTTGGTTTTCACCCATATTATGTATCCCCCCGAATGCTTATATGTATTTGGTGGGAATATTAGCACATGAAAGCAGAGCATATAGCCCGATTAAAAGCGATGGCGGACGCGATAAGGGCGATTCAGGAAGAATTAGCACACATAGCAGCGTATTACGAGGCTACAGGCGAACAGGGCCCCATCCCTGCCGATGGAGCCACTGGAATCGCTGCATTGAGAGAAGGCCAGACGAACGTCGAGATCGCTGGCACCATCGACGGAATCAGCAACGTGACGGAGTACAGAAAGGCCGACGGCTCCGCCGGAAGGCTGAGGACCATCACGCTTCACGACGCGACTGGACGCGTTGCTATCCCGCTCTGGGACGCGCAGATTGACGCCTTTTCATGGCTGAAGGTTGGCGATGAGGTGGTCGTGAAGGCGTGGCGCGTCAAGCGCTATGACAAGCAGCTACAACTCCAGTTGGGAAAATACGGCAGCATCACAAAGGCTGACCAAGGAGTGTTGGAATGATGGAGAAGAAACAGCGTGAGTGGCGACAGATCAAGGTCGACAAGGCGCTCTTCGACGAACTACAGCGCGTGGCAAGTCAAAAGGGATTCGCGAACGCAAGCGAACTCGCAAGGTTCTATCTGCGTTTGGTGGTCAGGGGCGACATAGATTAAAAAAAGAAGACCCCGCGCAGAGGCGACTATAGCGTCTGCGGGGGCGTGTATTTTCGTTTGCTGGGCGGGATGTCCCACAGGTCGAGACCAAGCTCTCGGCACAGAACGTCGTCAACCAATCGATACATTCGCTGCTTCGTCACGGCGGAGCTTATGCGGTTGAATTTTCCCCATGCCTTGCGCGCCAAGAGCGCCACCGAGACCAGCCCGCGCGGATGACGCAAAAAGTGCAGTTGTGCCTGTTCCCGAATCCAACGCCGAATCTCCGTTTCGAGTTCAGCGGGAATTGGCGGTCTGCTCGGCACTTGCTCTCGCCTCCGTCTTCGGTGCCTGTGGTGGCTCGGGCGGAAACCACTTTATCCCGCCCTTCACCCGAAAGAAGTCATCGCGGGTGTCCGCCAGCGCCCGGATGATGGAGCGGGCTTTCGACTCGCTCCATCCGAGGTACATGCACACTTCTGACAGCCTGAGAAAGTGGTTCTCCGCGTGCTTCAGCGCATCCACCAGTGCCTTGACGTTAGCGTGGAACGTCGGCATGCGCGACACCTCTCTTTCCGCCAGCGGTGGGCAACCGGAACGGCAGCGGGACCGACCAATGCGGATAACGCACACAGTACAGTTCCGTATTGCCGTTCAGGTCACGGATTCTGACCGCGTTGATCTCACCGCATCGCGGGCACTGTAGCCACTTGTCCGGAATCGGGTGCCAGTGGACAAAGAGGCAATTCTCGCCCGTGTCCGGAAGCACGTAGAACTTCAGGCCGTGATGATTGGGGCTGAGAAAGAGCAGCGCTCCGCTGATGCCGTTGTACCGCGCCACGATTCCAGCGAACGCGTCAAGGTCGTGAATGGCGAACGTGACCGCGTCGTCATCGCCGAGCCGTGTCGCGTGAATCCAGGGAAATTTCCGCAGCTCTTGCGGCACAAACGACCAGACACTCCGTGCAACAAGGACTTCCCGCTGGTCATCGGGCACGCCGTACCTCGCAGCGTCGTCCTCATCGATCACAAAGAGATTCCAGTCCTCGCTACTCATCTCGGTCATCTCCCTTCCTCTTTCCCTTTGTCCGGACGACGAGTTTCCACTCCTTACTTGGCTGAATGATCTGGATGACGTTGTTTCGCAGCAGAAACTCGTACGCGTCGTGAAACAGATTCTCCAGCATCCCCCAGCGGAGTCTCCGATGAGGCGAGGCCTTCTCGACGCTGACGACGTGCCTCTGCGTCACAACTCGTCTCAGACTCATCATGTCGGGCCTCGTGAGGAGCGATAGAACTAGGTCACGCTGGCGCGCAACCTCCTCCCGAATCTTTCGCTCCTGTTCCACAAGGGCGACGAGATACTCGACCTCCACGCCGATATGGAGAGGGAGCTCGAAGATGTCGGCCTCACTCGACATCCTCGGCCACGACCTCCGTCGGCTTGGTGTCCCTCCGAAACTTCAGGTAGTCTCGGAGCATCTTGAGCTGATCCCACTTGCCGGTCAGACGCTTCCAGCTGGTTCGGAACCACGCTGGCGGACCAGAAGAAGTAGTCAGATTGCGGCAACAATGGCTAACACCCCTGTCACCGAAGTATTCGTACGACTTCAGGTGCTTCAGCGGCAGAATCTGTCCGCAGCCTGCGCAGACGAACATCCTGCCCTTCTCGTCGTCGAAACCTCGCGCAAACATCAGCCAATCGGCCATGTCCGCGAGCTCGACGATCTCTTTCACAACTTCCTTGATTGCTCTCTTACTTGGTTGCATTTTGTTTCGCAACTCCTGAGCGGTGGTGAACACCGCCCAATACATATATGTATCTGGAAGGATATAAACCTTCTGTGTGTGTGGAAATAACACACACGCACACACACTTTTTTTTTTATTTCTCACAGGCGACGGCTCGGTTCTCGCCACCGTCGCGGGCGCTGAAGTGAGCGCCAAGAAGAAGTAGCCTGCCGACTAACGCGCGCCCGCCTCTAGGGCACGGGTGTAGGCTTCCCTTCTCGCGGGCGCATATAAGCGTTTGGTCAATCTTTGATGATCTTCTTGCTCATACACCCTAGTGCACGAAGAAGAAGACGTAATTTTATTCACAAACTTGAATAATTCCCAATCGAGTCTATGAGGGTCGATTTCCGTCGAATCAGTCCTCATAAAAAAATGCGCATCTCGCAAAAGTCGATACTTTCGAGGGGGTCTCCGAGGAGCCGATAAGCGCTATGAGGCCCGCTCTGGTTGAGATCGGCGCTATGTACGCTTATCGGGTCTTCAGGCTCCGAGAAAAATAAAAATAAAAAAGTGTGTGAGGGCAAATCTTCATTAAGCCTCGCGCGCTAGGTGAGCGTGAGGCGGAGCATGGTATTGTCCTGTGCGGTGGTGGCGTGCACTCAGTTCTCAAGCGAGGCAGGCGCAGGCGATTCGCAACTCCCCCCAATCCCTACTACCAGTGTTACATGCCCTTGTACGCATCCATGGGAGACCTCCAAGCGTACCGAGCGATCACTCGGGTCCTCTTCTCGGCTCCGCCTCACCTTTTTCTAGCGAGTTCTTCTCCGTGCACCATAGTGTACGCATGAGAAGACCTAATTTTATTCATAAGGTTGAATAATTTGAAATCAGGGTTATGATGCCCGATTTGGCGCGAATCGAGGCTCATAACAGAATGCGCATTCCGAGAATTCTGCAATTTCTGAGGGGGTCTGGGAAGGCCGAATAAGCAAGCATAGGGCTGCTCTGGGCCAGAACGGCGCTCATATCGCTTATCGTGATTTTTGTTGCTAGAACAACCGGATGGGCACGCTATCGATTGTGACGCGTAGGTCCACCTGATCGCAGGCCAAGACCAGAGCGTCGAGAAGGTCCATCGGGCCTTCTGGAAACTGCGTATATTCCTCCTCGATGAAGATCTTGCTCATCGGGTTGATGGCAGGGTCGGGCAGGTGAATCTTTCCCTGCTTGAACAGCCACCCGACAATGTTCTCAATCCTGCCGATCTTCGACACGTCCGAGGTGCCCTTTAGGCCCGAATGCACGTAGTCGATAAGCCTAATCGCTGGCAACTGTGCACGCATTCGCTCGGCAAAGACCTTGTTGACAATCACGGCCTCCATACACGTTTCAGGGTGGCCCCATTGCTCGTATTTCGCGCGAATGATGTCCTCTTGCTCCGCCAAGGACAACTTCGAGCGCACCAAATCGACCACGTAGATGTCCTGACATTCTGGCCTCGCGTCGAAGGCAATCACGACGATGGCTGCGTACGTTGCGCGGTCCCGTTTCGAGCCGAGCGATGGGTCGATGCCCATGTAGTAGCGCAGGTACTTCTTCTCGACGGGAATCTGGCGGTAGAACTTCAGCCATTCCCGCTTGAACCGGAGACCCTCGCTTGGGATCGGTTCGTTAAGGTACTCCATGGCGAATTCGTCCGGTTCCATCTGCGCGCGAAGTTCCGCCTCGGCCTCTTCGTTGAATCTCGCGGGCCAGAGGTACTGTTTCTTGCCATCCACCATCTTGTACAATTTCTCGACTCGACAGGCCCAGTGTGGCATCTGCAATAGTTTCGAGTACCAGTCTTCCGGATGCTTGCGAGTGCCAATCACGACCCATTTGCGCTTCTCGTTATGGTCCAACGCTGGGAAGAGTTCTTTGTTTATCCAGCGTTCGAGTTTGCGCCTTCTGCTCTCAGTCTCGCAATTCTCGACTGTCAAGAGGTCGTCCATGATGATGATATCGAAACGTTTGCCTGTCACACCCGCCAACTTTGCCACTGTGGACAGGCTGGCAGTGCTCCCGCGATGACCCCCACCGCGTTCGAGAAACGCTTGCCCAATGCGCCAAGGTTTCCCGGGTTGGAAACCAAAGTCGCGTTGCAGGTCCTCGCGCTCCAGTTGCATCAGCACGTCTCTCGCAAACTCGTCCGCGAGTTCCTCCTTGTGGCTGGCGATGAGAATCCGCAGACTCGGGTCCAGACACAGCCTGCCTAGCACCCACGTCCTGAAGGTCGTTGATTTGCCGTGTTCACGAGGCGCCAACAGTAGGGCGAATCTATTGCCCTCGATGAACTCGTACCATTGGCGCTGGTGCGGCTGAATCTCCAAATCGAGGTACTTCCTCGCGAACCACTCGAACCACTCGACGGGCACGGGTGGACTAGGCCTTTCGTGTTTCCAGTTGCTCATTCGAGGACCTCCAAGACCGCCTTATCACGCTCCAACTCATCGACTCTTTCTCGGGTGTACCTAACGCCCTCGCCAAACATGAGCCACTCTGTGATGCCTTTCCCGCTTACGGTTCTCGGGTGCATGCGTAGAATGGTGTGGTAGGCGGTATAGTCAAACTCCCACCCCGTGATGACATAGGCTGTGGACGTGAGACCTAGCTGCGAGGATGTGATGCTCACCTCGTCGCCCAGTTGCAGCGACGAGAGACCCGGCAAGATCGCCCGCAGGAGAAGCAATACGTCCTCGTCGCGCTCGACCAAATATTGGCCGAGTTCCCGCAGTTCGTATTCTGTCTGCGTTC